CTTGTCTATTACTAAACCTTTATAATGATGATTGGCATCTATTAATAAGCTATTAGGTGCCCAATCAGGATATTTTCCTATTGGCTCTGGTCCGCCTCTAAACATCCATTCTAACACAGGAGTAATGGCATGTTCACTATAACCGAATACCATACAGTCTGCTCCATAATCCATTTGATAAGGTTTGGGTCCTCCCATCAATATTTTAGCACCTGGATATTCTTTTTTTAAAAAATTAATTTTATTTAGGACCATTTCGTCGTTCATCCATAGATTACCAAAAGCAAATAAATCAACTTTATAAGGTAAAGAATCTACAAATTGTTTCACTTCCTTATCTGTCCACCTAGATAACCAATCTATTACCTCAACAGTCCATGATTGCGAACGCATCATATCAGCAATTTTATACGCACCCATAGTACGTCTAATGATATCGTCTCCACTTTCATTAAAAATTACTGCGTAATTCATTTTATTTTTGCCACCATATTCCAACAAGGATATGCCCAATAATCACTAAAAGAAGGTAAAGTCTCCTTTTCTAATAATAAAATATCAAAATTTTTAAATGTATCTAACATATCTTGTTCTTCTAGCTGTGGAGGAGTATAATCCACGCTACCTAATTTATTTTCTAACCTACCGGATTGATTACAATATATTCCTTCTTGATCTAACATTTTGTAAATAATATCAGCATACTTTTGCCTTAATTCGTGAGGTACAAAATGATATAAACCAAAGTCTATGATGACATTATATTTTTCATTTGTGTCAATTTTAAATATATCTATACAATCAAATGTACAATCACTTTTCTTTTCTTCAGCAATTTTAATTGCTGTTCTTGAAATATCTATACCGTGTACTGTAAAGCCTTTTTTACTTAAAGGAATACTGTTCCTGCCTTCACCGCAACCTACATCTAAAATTTTTCCTCCTTTAGGAAAAAAATTTATAAACTTTTCTAATACATTAGCCGGTGCTTTACCCCAAGCAGGATTTCCTTCGTGATAAATTTTATTCCAAAAATTAGGTAACCTAATCTCATAATCTGTGAGATTTTTATTGACCGGATATTGTGTTGGCATTAGGTAAGATCCGCAACTGCCTCTGCGTACGGCGCCTCGTATGCCCAACTAAAAATTACTCTTATAGAATCAGTACTGTTAACTATTTGATGGGGTACTTTAGTGTTTATTAAAGTAGGCATAACTGTAGCATGTTCACAAGCAAGTTCAGCATTTTCAACATAAGTCAACCATTCGTTGGATTGCCATATGCCTTTTTTATCCCCGAATTGGTCATAAATTTCTTCTGCTATCTCTCCACCAGTAAAAAACTTTGTGGTCTTAGTATTGTCACAGTTAGTAACAGGTATGCTTATTGCGGAACTCCTATGAGCATCAATATGTATTGGCCAAGATCCTTTACTACATTTCATTAATTTAATATGATTCTTTAATTTAGGATACTTGTCTCTTATACCCTTTAGATAATCATCTGCTTCTACATCAACAACCTTCACATCTGTATATATTGCTAGTGCTTCAACATCTGATAAACTTTTCCATTCATCAGTAAGCATATTATCTGCTATGCCTTTCATATAATCTAAATCTATGAATCCAGGTAGCTCTGTTAAATATGGTTCTTTCATAATGTTTTACCTTTCAATTTATCTTCAAATATTTGGCAAACATCTTCGTATGTTTCTTCAAAACACAACTGAAACACTATTCTTGTATCGTTGTCCTCTGTGAAGTACACATTATGATAATGTCCACCAGTATTTAATATTGCCCCGTATCCTTCATAATTGATACTGGCTACTTTATTTAGTGACTCATCATAGAACCAAGTCTCACCACAATTTTGCGTTAAAGGAAAGCTGATTACTGTTTGTCGTGGTATGTATGTTCCTTCAAACTCGTTATGGCGATTTTTATCCTTATGAATTTTACTTCCTGATTCGTTTACCTTCAAGAGCTGGCATACACAATTTAAACCTGTGTTGTTAAATTTTTGTATTGTGCTAGGTAGTTTAAAAAAACTTATTTTATAACTTATATCTACGAAAGCATTAGGCTTCAATGCTATTTCTAAAAGTTCTTTCTTAGTGCTTTCACTAAGAATGTTAGGTACAACTCTATAATAAGGATCATAACTTTGTAGCATATTGTTCTTTTTTAAGTTCATACTTATCTATTAATAAATCTGTTATTGATCCTGTTTTTGTAGTTGGTGTAACCCCACCACTAGAACTTGTAATGAATACCTCATCAGCAGATTCAAATAGTTCAATAGAAATAGGTGTTCTATTAAATTCTAAATTACATTCTTGTGCTATATCCTCAACTACAGTCATTGTGACTCCTCGTAGTACGTTGGCACTAGCTGTCATTATTTTTTTATCTTTTACTATTCCAACATTGAATCCAGGTCCTTCGGTTACGTTTCCTGAAGTATCAACAAGAACTGTAGTATCAAAATCTTTAGGACGTTGTATTTGGCTCATAGTTAGTTCTATCCAGGCCATGTTTTTAAAAGTTTGTCCATAGTAAGCATCATGAACCCTTTTGACTTGTTTGTCCAAGTAAAGTTTTACCATCGGTGTGGACGCTATAGGATAACTAGGTTTCATATACATAGCAAAATTTACAGGACAGTTTTCTAGATCTCTTGGATTACCGCTAGGAGGAAATCCTCTCCATAGAATAAACCAAACAAAAGCATCTTTAATTTCATTTTTGCTTTTTAGTGTTTTACAAATTTTTAATAAATCTACATCTGGTATTTTAAGTCCATATCTTTCAGCACTATTTCTAAATCTATTTTCATGTCGAGCAAAACAAAAGGCATTACCATTGTATACTGGCATCACATCATATGTCGCATCACAATGTATAAATCCAAAATCTAAAATACTTGGTCCTATATCTTTCAAAGGCATATATTCACCGTTCTTATATGCTGTTAGTTCTAATACGTTACTCATCAAATTTTACCTTCTTTAGTTGCGGATCATCAGGCAATTTTTTCTTAAGTTCTTTTAATCTATTAATACGCCATTCTAATAATTTAAAATCTAAAACCCAAGGAAAAATTGCGTGAATAAGACTTCCTATTGTTACTCCTAGTAGAAAAAAGAATTCAGCCATTGCTAATCTAAAATGCCACCAATACCCCGCATCTTCTCTACCTGCCTTTGCTTTTGCTTCTTTTAAATGTTTAGGATTGTACCACATAATTTCCTTTCAGCAAACTTCTACGTCTATTATATTCATTAATATCTAAACGCCAAACAGTTTGCTCACAGTTATATAATTCCATATCACAATATTTTTCTAGTATACCTTGCTTTGCTAAAAGGCCCATTAATCTGTGATTGCGAGCCGCTTTACCGTTTGAATGCTCTCGGTAAATGTTTGTAGTAATATATAGCTTATCTGTAGGACAGTAGTCTATAAAGCGAGGTATAAATTCTCTTTGTGTAACACTATTCCAATCACCTTTTCCTAATCCCTTAAAATTATTATTATGCGGAAGTTCGCAACCTCTAAATAGTATTCTCCAAGCATCATTGCTTACCTCTGGTAAAGGATGACATCCGGCAACTGCTATGATATTTTTATTTTCAATAGCACAAAAATATTCACCCCATTCCTTTGTTTTTTCAAACCTCATTTCTTTCAAACTACTATTGTTTACATAACCTAATTCTTTTGCTTTTTTACAAAAGTTTTCTAAGTCAGGAATGAGATCATCCGTTATTACTTTTACTTCAATCATAGTGGCATTAAATTTGTAACTATTGTTTCTGCTGTATTTTTATTAAGTTCAAGATTTACAACTAACCAATAACTATCATTATTTGTGCTATTGAATAATTGATGGACCTTTGCTGTATTCAAAAAGTATAAATGTCCTACACGCCAATTTAATACTTTATCTTCTAATATAAATGTACAAGGGTTTTCCATTGGACATATTAATCTACAACTATCTAAATTAAGATGCCTAAAATCTCTATGTGTAGGAAAATATCCGCCTGGTGCTAATTTTAAAATGTGTGTTCTAAAAAAATTACCTTCAAATGGATACAAAAACTTTTTAATATTTTCATTTTTTATGTAAGCATCTGTATATACATTAAAATCTTTTTCTTCATAATTTGTTTTATTTTCTTGATTGTATTCGTGTAAACTATCTAGATCAGGTACACCAGACAATCCGCCATCCAAACTTGTAAGGCTTAATCCGTATCTAGCGATTGGTTTTCTTGGATTGTATTTGACATAATCAAAATTTTCTTCTGTCCATTTTATGTAGGTTTTGCTATCAAAATTAAAACCTAGCCTAATAAAATCCCCATATTGTGTTATAGTTTGATAAAGGCCAGACAAGATATCCTCCAAATTCTATTCATATAAATATTTATTGAACGCATAAGAAGGTTTTAGCCAATATGAATAGACAAACTCAACTTGAAAATCAAATAAAGTTTATGAATTATGACCGTAGTAAAAACATGGACATAATACGTAATATGCAAAAGTGTCAAAGAAATTGGGACTACTCCAAAAAAATATGGGACGAAATAGTTGAATATTTACTATGGATAGCTGAAAACAGTCCTTCCAAACAATGGGAAGCGTATTATGATGTTTACTGGAGTGCAGATAGAAAAGTAATACAAGAAATATCTAGATATACTTGGGGGTGTACGCATAGCAGAAATCCTCCTAGCACATGGAGAAATGCTCAAAGCAATGCTAATATGTATATGTTGTTTGTTGCCAAAGAACCAGAAACACAAGAAAATTGTAATCCTGATGGCACATTAAAATCTAACACAAAAAATTCTAGATGGGAAAATGCTTATGTAAGCATTGGAATAGCAATGGGCCTAGTAATGCATGCGGCACATAAATTAGATATGGTGACAGGCTGTAATAAAAGCCACGGTGATATAAATGGTGATATGTTTTGGGAAAATAAATTAGGAATTTTAGATGACGTTAAAGCAGGTAAAAAGAAAATTGCTTATGGCATAGGTATAGGTTACCCACAGGAAGATAAAGAAAGATGGCAAACTGACGAAACAGAATTAGCAATCGGTGCTGGTAATGGCGATACACTTACTACACTGACAGAAAAAGATCCTAATTGGGTAGACACTCATTTGGTGACCGGCAAATCTGTAAGAAAAATAAAAATCGTTGATATAAAAAATAATCCAGAAGCAGTTGACCCTTATGGCAATTTACATCAAATACCTCTTACAAGTGATATAAAAATTAACACACAAAAAATACGCAAAATAAAGGTAATAGAAATTAAATGATCAATATTGTAGTCACTAGCAAACCATGTGATGGTTTGTTTTACTATAGTTATGAATATATGTCTATACTTAAAAGTATAGGCATGACTGTAAAATTAATTGTAATTAGTCATAGAAAGTTTAAAGAACAAGACTACGTAGATAGTATTACAGAAAAGTACATTCATTGTGATGATATTATTTTCAATGATTTTGATCCAGACGAAAATGATAAAACTTTGATACTTGGAAGAAGTATGATGACTTTGGGCTATCAAGATTTTAAAGACTATAATGAACAACAGCAACACACATTAAAAAAAGTATTCAAAGGTGACTTGATTGCTGTATATTCAGAAAATCATCCTACACGATATCATCAAGCATTATCATTTTTCAATCCAAGACGAATAATTGATCTATGTGACACAGATGTATATCCTGACGGACCAACAGATTTTCATTTTGAAAAACACATCAACTTTAGCATTTATAAAGATTTAAAAAATGATGTACAATTTAATCATTTATTTTTAGGCACAAATAATTTATATTACTCTACAGTGCAATCAATAATAAAGGATTATCCAGACCATGGTATAATTACTTACAATGAGGATTATATAGATCCAAATAATAATAATATATTTGCTCCTGTCAAGAACTTAATGGGTATGTTTGAAACTTATGTATATACTAAAGATACATTTGATCCTGCTCCAAGAATATTTCAAGAATGTAGATATTTTGGAAAGGAAATAATTTATCAAAGAGATAAAACAATAAAAGATGGAGGAAGTGTGTATTGGGAAAGAGGATTAACTGAGCCAGATGTCAAACCAATAATAAGGGCTATACAAGAACTTCACAAACAAGGAGTGACTAAATGATATCATATGACGGTTGGGATAGGGAATATGCTGAAAACAAAGATGCTTACATAGAAATATTTGATATTTTTATGAAACAACTTAATTATGAAAACGCTGAAGACTTTGAAAAACAAATAGCAGAATACGTAGGTAGAAAACATGTTGTCAGTGTTGCTTGTGCTACTGATGCCTTAGGATTTTCTTTAATGAGTCACGGTATAGGTACTGGAGCAGAAGTATTAGTTACTGACTTCAGCTGGATATCTAGTTCATCTTGTATAAGCATGACCGGAGCAACACCTGTCTTTTGTGACATAGATTTAGATTCATATCATATAAGTTTAGATAGCATCAAGCGTATGGTAAGTCCAAGGACAAAAGCAATAATATATACACACCTGTTTGGAAACATGGTCGATGTAACAGAAATAATAGAATTTTGTAAAGAAAATAAAATATTTTTTATTGAAGATGCCGCACAGTCTCTTGGTTCAAGTTATAATAAAGTAAAAGCAGGAAGCATTGGACATTGTAGTTCTTTCAGTTTCAATACAAACAAAGTAATAGCAGGTATAAATGGCGGTGGTGTTTTTATGACCGACAATGAAGATATTGCTAACATAGTAAAGAAATTAAGACGACACGGTAAAGATAAAGACTTTGAAATGATAGGTTACAATTCTAGAATGTATGTTTTAAATTCGATGATAATAAAACAAAGAATGAAAAATATTGTTGAAACACAAAAAACAAGGCAGGAAATAGCACAAAAATACAACGAAGCATTTAAAGACCTTCCCGTGATTACACAGAAGCCTAGTCCTATACTAGATCATAATTTCCACAAGTACACAGTAAGATTTGAAAACAAAGATATTAGAAAAAAAGTTAAAAATGCTTTAGGTTTGTCAATACATTACGAACGGCCACTATCCGAAAATTCAATGTATGAACATTTAAAATACAGAAAAGATGATTGTAAAAATGCTAAACTAGTGGCAGATACAATAGTATCACTTCCTATACATGCTTGGTTAAAGGAAGAAGAAATTAATAAGATTATCGATACAGTAAAAACTAATTTTTCCGCATAAAGTCTTGAATATCTATTGCGGCTACCATGTGTGAACCACGTCCTGGATGTAAGTCATCTCTAGCCCTGTCAATAAAAAAAGATTTAGACTTCACAACATGTACATTGACTTTATTCCAAGGATAGTAAAAATCTTTGTAATAGTGTTCACAGGTAACATGATAATTTTTGATTCCTATATTATCCAAATGATATTTTGCCATATTCATTCTCATAAGTGAATCATACACAGTATCTATTTCGGTATGAAATCTTTCATAATACAATAGACTATCTTCTAATACTGATCCAGGTGGTGGCTTTTTCTTTGTTCCTATTTTTTGTAAATCCGTAGGCAAAAATCTTTTTATATTTCCGCCCATCCAGTCCTTGCGATCTTTGTCTAAAAATATACAATACCTATCAAAATAACTCCACATAATAACAACAATATCACCTTTTACAAATTTGGTGTGTAGGATTATATCTAGAATGTGTTTATTAGAAGCGCCAGGCACAGCAAAATTTACACATTTACGCTTCATGTTATTAGCAATTAATCTTGGCCAAGCAAGTTTACTAGGTTTTGGGCCATGGTATCCGTCCTTGGTACGACTTGGATCTCCATTTTTATCAACCCAGCAATCAGGAAGTCCTTCTCCGTAAGTATTACTACAACCAAATGCGACTAATCTGTCCATGCTTATATTTACCTGCCAGGCTTTAACAGATTAAATTTTACGGAAAATAAATATTGAAGCTAGAGTTGTATATGAGAAAACCAATATCATTAAAAGAATTAAAAGGTTCAGAATACAGAACAGTGGATTTTTATCTATCAAAATCCTGTAATAAGTCCTGCCACTACTGTACTGCTTGGACACTTGAAATGAGATATCTACACACTGACATGGATTTAGTGCGAACCATATTGAAAGGATTATCACCCTACAAGACAAGGATATGTTTACTAGGAGGTGAACCTGGATTGATAAAAAATTTAGATGAAATCATAGCAGAAATAAAAAAGCATGATAACTTAATTCCACAAGTCTTATCAAATAGTTTGGTAAGAAAGTTTTATCCTCATATTCTTGAAGATCCTGAAATAATATACATCGAACATTTAGTTTTAGATTTTTATGAAGATAGAATTGAAAAATTAGGCAATTGGCCTTTCTTACCTTTAAATGACAAAAATAATTATAACTTAATAATAGAAACGCCTGGCTATTTTAAATACAGAGATAGGTTTGATCTTACAGAGATAGATCACGAAAACACTGAATTTAAAGAATACAATTCTAGATCACCAGATTTTCATAGTGACCATGATATAATACAAGCACCAGAAATAGAGCGTAGAATATGTGCCAAGTTTCCACAGGTTCCTGTATTTGATTTTGAAATACAAAAGATTAGACATTGTAGCAGAAAAGCAATCAACGGTTCTAGAGAATTTGATATAACTGTAGAGAATATACAAAAAATGATGGAATACAAATTATTTGACTTTGAAAAATATTGTACAACTTGTATGGATATTATTCCTCCTAGACCAGAAGCTAGGAGGTTAGAAATTTTAGAAAAACTAGCATTGGAAAAAACAACAGTATGAACATCTACTCAGTAGCATTAAATATTCATGACCATAACACATATGACGGTACTTTCCATAACCAAATTGAACGTCATAATAGAATAAAGCATAATCTTAATTATGAATGGTCACATGACCCTAATCCTAGTAAAAAATTCTTTAATGAATTTGTGTTAGACAAATATAAAAGTAGAGATGAAAATAATATATTTGCATTTACTGTGTCAAATTTAGGACAAGAGTTTGTTATAGATTTGATCAACGAAAATTTTTATAATAATGATTTTTTAAAATTTAAACCAAAAAGTTTATGGGAACCGTTTCATAGAGGATGTGTGTATTACATTGATCATCATCAATCACATGCTACCTATGCCTTTCTTACTAGTGGCTTCACAGAATCTGACATATTAGCTATAGATGGAAGAGGTTGGCAGTTTAATTGTATTTTTATTGGTAAAGATGGTATAATTAAAGATCTCTCTAAGAAGATCCCAATTGGAGGACTGTGGAATAGATTAGCACAAGATATAGGATTTAGATATCTTGACGCAGGCAAAGTAATGGGATTAGCTGGATATGGAAAATACAATTATCAAACTGATGCTATGATAGAAACTTATTTAATGAACCCTAATCACACGCTACCCAGCTTTGCTCCTGAAGTAATTAAAAATAACAAAAGGGAAGATATAGCATATACATTACAATTTAAAACTATTGAACTTATAAAAAATTATGTGTATCCACTTAAAACTTGCGACAACATTTGTGTAGCAGGAGGAGTAGCATACAATGGTTACATGAATGAAGAATTAACAAAACATTACAAAAATGTACACGTTCCTCCCGCTGTGGGAGATGAAGGACAAGCATTAGGTACATATATGCACGCCGATTATTATTTAAATGATAATATACACAAGCCAAGCGTATTTGCTGGCAAAGAACAAAAAATAGATGCAGATTTATTCACAGGAATGAATTTTGAAAAATGGCCTTTTGAAAAATTAATCACAAAAGTAGCAGAAGAAATAGCAAATGGAAAAATAGTAGGATGGTATCAAGGAAAATCAGAAAGCGGAAATAGGGCATTAGGCAATAGAAGCATTCTTGCTGATCCAAGAAATCCAAATATAAAAGATATCATAAACAATAGAATTAAAAAACGTGAAGATTTTAGACCATTTGCGCCTAGTGTGTTAGAAGAACACTATCAAGATTTTTTTGATACTAACCAACCTAGCCCATATATGTCAAGAATTATGCCTGTAAAGGTAGATACAGTACCAGGTATAACTCATGTAGACGGAACTGCTAGAATACAAACTGTTAATAGACAATTCAATGAAAGATATTATGATTTGATTAATGCTTTCTATAAACACACTGGAATACCAATGTTATTAAATACCAGTTTCAACTGCCAGGAACCTATTGTAGAAACTCCACAAGACGCTTTGAAAACTTTTAACAATAGCGGATTAGATTTATTAGTGTTAGGAGATTATTTGATATGGAAGTAATTAATAAAAATTATTGGAAAGTATGGTGGGAAGCTATACAACATGGTCATGAAATAAAAGACATACTTTATAGCGTAGGTCCTGATCAAATGGAATCAAAAATACATCTTGTTGATTGTATTCCTTTAGATGAAATGAAAAAATTCAATGATTTAAAAATACATTTGTACGGTGGCTGGTATGGCTATCCTTTAATTAATCTTTTATTGACCAAGTTTTTAAACATAGAACACATTACAAATATTGACATGGACGAAAAAGCATTAGATTTATCCAGGAAATATACACAGGCATTAGAACTTGAACACAAAGTTTTTTTCAAACATAGAGATGTTAAAGATAAAATAGAAACATCATACTATAAAGACAAAGACGTAAGATTGGTAATTAATACATCAAGTGAACACATGGCAGATCTGCCTGATTTAATAGCAAATAAAGATTACACGCCTAACTGTGTATTTGCTTTACAAAGTAATAATATGTTTCATGTAAAAGATCAACATATTAATTGTTCAAATAATTTAGATGAATTTATAAAAAAGACTGGACTTACTAAGATATGGTTTGCTGACACTTATAAAATGTCAAACGGATATGAAAGATATACTGTTATTGGCAATCATCGAACTTAGATTTTAACCAATCAAAATCATTTATCAACCGAAGATCAGACCCCATAGAAAAGCCAAACTCCATACCAGCATTAGCACCTCGAATCGCATCTTCACGAAATCTTCCATTAGCTGTAGTGGTCCATATTTTAAGTCTTTCATTTGTTTCTCCTTCTTGTTGTCTATCTATCACTTTACTACTTAATTTAGCACATTCTCTAAAAGCACTTTTCCATGTGTTGAATGAGTCAGTATCAAAAGCTGTTACATTACTTACTTTGTCAAACACAATAAAATTATCTGAAATGCTGGTTGTCATATCAAAACTGTTTACATTCATATTCTTAGTTAATTTTCTTGGTAGTAATTTCACTCCACCATAACCATAAGTTAGATTATTTACAGGATTCATGCTTTTATAAACATCAACAATATTTTCATTTTGTGAAGTAACAAAGTAATCAAAATTAAATTCTTTTGTAATGACAGCATCACCGTCTACTACATAAAAATATCGAGTGCTTGCCTTTTTTGCCGCTTCAATATGTGCTTGGTGTATTCCTTTTACTCCGTCTATCCTTTTGACTCTATCTCCAAAAACTCCTTTTACGTTAAATCTTTTGAAAAGATCATTATAATTTTCATCTGCGTTTGGTTCTCCATAACTTATAAAAACTATATCATGCATCTTTATTAATTACCCTGCCATAGTTTTGATTAACAGTTTTAAAAAAAATACTTTGTTCTTGGCTCAGCGGTTGAGTAGAAATAGGTAATTGTAATTGATTAATTAAGTTGTTACCTATATTCCATATCTCATTATGTAAAATATCCTCTGGTAATTCGTCTCTATTTGCCCATAGCTCGTCTAAATGTGTAAAGTCTCTTACATTAACGTAATCCCAATCCGAAAGCATTGTCATTTCTAAACCTTCTCTTGCTCCGTAAATAGCCCAGTCGCCATTTTTCACATCACTACCAACCATTGTCCAAATATACAACATGTTTAAATTTTTAGGATGTCCTTTTAAAAACTCAGAATGTGCTACCCTTTCTCCTCTATTAAGAGATAATTTAACACCTTCTCTAAAACCTGCTCGCCAGGCTTGTTTAGGAGTAAAATTATTATGAGTCAAACTAAAACAACTATTCTGCTGTATGTATTGTGCGTCCCAACAAAAGTCTACCTTGGCTTGAACATTGTATGGATCAGCATTCTCATGTGTTTTCATATTTAAAACATATTCTCTTGGCCAGCATTTCAATCCACCGTTTCCATACATTAGGCCGTTAATAATATTTTGTCCACACCAACTTATAACACTTTTTTCTAAATTAGCATGGGTGTCAAAGTCTAAGACTTGATCTAAAAATTCCTGTTTTATTGTGTTATCACCGTCAACTGTCACAAATCTGTCTGTTTCACTTATTCTAGCACACTCTTTATGTGCGGCATCTGAACCTAGTATCCCATGAACACGTTTTGCCCATGGAACTTTGTTTTTCAAATCAGCCCAATTTTTTTCAGCATTAGGTTCGTCATAACTTAAAAAAATAATATCTAGTTCTGCTATTTTAATTTTCATAATCACTCCTAATCACGCTGTCTCCAAACATCAAGTATATTAGTGTTTCATATTTTTCGTCTATTTCAATCCACATTTCTCCTACAAATTCGTTTGTAAAAGCCCTACAAGGAAATGCTTTTTGGATACCATAATACGGTCCAAGATGTTTACAAATAATTTTCATCTGTTTCCCTTGTTACGCAATCAGCAAATATATTTTTCGTGTATACGCTGTAAGATTCCATGTTTTTAAAAGGAAATGATTCCTTTGATCCTATTTTAAAAGTAAAAGTATTTAATAAGAAATGAGGATCTCCTTTTTTGGTTACATAAAAACTAACTTCATTTAAGTTTTTTGGTGTATCTATTGTGTTTAAATAACATTCACCTTTACTCTTGTCCACTACAAATTCTATTTCATGGAAATTATCTTTGGGGGAAGTTAATTCATTAAGCAAAAATTCTTGTGGCGCTTCATCATCATTTTTCTTTAACTGAAAATTTTTATCTCTTTTGTTGTAAATTACTTTCCAATTAATAAAATTTTCTTTAAGTGTTTGAAAAGGCTCAACTTGCTCGTTTGTAACCTCAATATGATTGTATGACTCGTTAATGCTTGGTCCTATACCAAAAATTTCACCTGTGTTTTTATCAAAAGATACGTATTGTTTGGTTCTAATATTCATTTAATATCCTTTCACAAAAATTATTCTTGGTATAATGTATTATGCCATGTTGTAAGTAATTTCCAATTTTTAGTTGTTTTTCTGCGTTGAAATAAAACGGAATTGTTTCTGTCCAATCTTCTTGTGTAGTTTCCCAATCTTGGACATGAGATTTCATATGAACAAAACTTGCTGGTTTAAAAATATAATTCTTGATATCTTCATCTAATAAAGTAATAGCATGATTTAAATCCATACTACTTACTTTGGGTGTAAATTTAGGAACATATATTTTATAATATTCCTTATAATTTCTACAAACTTGTTTAAGTTTTAAATAATATCTTAAAGCTGTATCATTTTGTTTAAAATAATGAAACGCACAGTATATATTAGGAATATTATTTTGAATAAACGCTTTTCTATAGTAATGACTAGTAACAGGATTATTTTTATATGTTCTCACATTACTTGTAAAACATAAATCATAATTTTTAAAGTACGACCACCAATAACTTATGTCATCTAAAAAAAGCATATCAGTATCCAGTAATACCGTTTCTTGATATGGAGTTTCATGATACGCTTTCCATCTAATATCTGTTCTGTAGAAGTTTTGTGTGTTTCTATCTGATGTAGGAATAGCAATTACATGATCGAACACATGCTTGTATTGATCAGAAACTTGATCACCGGTAAGCAAAGAAACGTTTTTGATATTTTGTGTTTGTTTTATACTCTTAGCACATAGATAGGCTTGTTGAATATGCTCTTCTCCAGTAGCTATCATAATATAACCTTTAGACATTTAAACTTCTCTCCAAACTAAACTTGTTCATTACATGTATATTCATACCCTTGACTGTAGAAAGAATATATTCATTAAATAATTTTTCTTTTTGTATGAGAAATGTTAGACTGTCGTCTTTTATTTTACACAAAATATCCCTATCTAGTGTATAATACATTTTTCCAGGTAAATTTTTAGCCCAATCTCCTTCTTGAAATCCGTTCATAATGTGTATACCCATGCTGAAAAGATGATCATTCCTAAAATTTCTACTTGCCAAATCATATACGTCACTGTAATGGTCCCAATTATCATACAAATGTCTTAATAGATCAAAAAATATTTTACTTTCTTGACTTTTTGTAAAATAAAAACATGTTGCCCAATAAAAAGGAATACCCTTGTCATTGATGTAATCAAACTCTTTGTAATTTCTCCAGGAACATAAATCTACTCCATGTCTATAAATTTGAAAATTATCATTTGTTTGAAAGGAGTGTTTAAATTTATCATTACATATTATATAATCCGTATCTAATACTAAAGTTTTATCATAAGGACTTAAATTAAAAGCATTATGTCTTTCATTGTTTTTAAAATTCAGTGTTGTCTTACGTTGTTGTCCATCATAATATCTTTTTTCATTGTGTTGCGAATCATCAATTTGAATAATCTTATCAAAAACATCATGATATTGAATATCAAGTTTGTCAAATGTAGATGTTACAATTGAAACAGGTAAATTTAAATATTTTTTTGAACGGGAAGCAAGTTCTACTGCTTGTTTTATATAATTAATAGAACCATTATTATTAGCAAAGCATAAGATTCCATTAGACATCTACTAAACCTTCTACACTACGTTTAGTGCTGAGAGTTTTGTACTCCTCATGATACTGATTTGTAGCTTCTGTATATTTGTGTAGTAGTGATTCTGTGAAGTCTTCCAAATCATCTATTTCGATAGGAGTTTTGTTGTCATCAATAATTAAAGTAGATGATGTTTTAGATAAAAGCATTGTACAAAAATTAATAAGCTCTCTATTAGCTGTAAATGTGCCACCAAGATAGTACGTAATTAAGTTTTCTTGATACTTTTCATATAGAATCCTCTTTTGGTTATTCAGAGTAGCAGAATAATTTGAAAATTCTAATGCTTTTTCAAGAGATTCTTCCATAGTTATACTCCTATATAATGTATAACTATTTAATCTTACAAAGCGTTGGTGGTATTGAAAGTTGGCGCCGGTACATTGACGCTATTTGTGTTATTTGGTCTATTTTGTTGAGCTGTGCTTGACGTTGTAGCAGTAACAGCTTCATCAAAATTTGGATTTGGACCTTTATCTTCATTAAAAGTAACTTTGAAATATAATACAGCTCCACTTTTGTATGCTTCTATCAAATAATCGTTGGCACTATACGCACTAGCCGCCTTATTAAATATTGTTACATAAGATCCAGGTAAATTACTGTAACCATAACTAGTTCCAATTGAACCGTTGCTTGTAGTGCTTCTTCCAAACACAACAGTACCTACTGAAGACATCAAACTTCTCCAGTCATTGTTGATAGGAGTGTTGCCTGATCCGATTAAACCGCTTATGTTGATTGTTCCGCCAGCGTTAAA